ATTAGAGCAAGTATTTAATGGCGATATAAAGCGCTTAATAATTAATATACCGCCTAGATATGGTAAAACAGAAATTGCTGTTAAAATGTATATTAGCTGGTGTCTAGCTAAAAATCCAAAATCTAAATTTATTCATTTATCCTATTCAGACGCATTAGCATTAGATAACAGTTCAATGACTAGAGAATATATACTATCTGATGCGTTTCAAAAAATATGGCAATTACAATTAAAAAAAGATAGTCAAAGTAGAAAAAAATGGTACACAACGCAAGGCGGTGGTGTTTATGCTACAGCTAGTGGTGGTGCTATAACTGGATTTGGTGCTGGTAATGGTGGCGCTATAATCATTGATGATCCGTTAAAACCTGACGATGCACTAAGTGACGTTAGGCGTGGTTTTATTAATAATAGATACAATACAACAATTAGATCGAGGGTTAATGATAGAGATGTGCCAATTATAGTTATAATGCAAAGATTACATGAAGATGATTTATCTGGTTATTTGATAGACGGTAATAGTGGTGAGCAATGGCATCATTTAAAACTATCAGCTATAGATATGAATAATAAACCACTATGGCCAAGTAAACATTCATTTAAAGAATTAGAGGCAATAAGGCAAGCGGACAGATATACATTTGCTGGTCAGTATATGCAAGACCCAGCACCAGATGAGGGTGGCGAATGGCGTAAAGATTGGTTTAATGTAATTAACAAAGCTGAAATGCCTAATGATATACAATGGGAAATGTTTATTGATGGTGCTTATACAAAAGACACACGTAATGACCCAACAGGTATTCAGATAAGTGGTAAAAGCAATGATAATTTATATATACTAAAAAGCATTGATAAATATTTAGAAATGCCAGAACTTAAATCATTTATAGTTTCTTTTGTTAAAAGTTGTGGTGTACATATAAGCCAAATATTAGTAGAACCAAAAGCGTCTGGTAAATCATTAGTGCAATTGTTAAGGCGTGAAACTAATTACAATGTAAGTGAATTAAAAACTGATTTTGTACGTTATAGCAAAATAGAGAGGGCCAGAGCATCATCGCCATTTATTGAGGGTGGTAGAGTGTATTTAATTAAAGATGGTTGGAATGATGCATATTTGCAGCAAGTTGGTACGTTTCCAAACGCAAAACACGATGAACATATTGACGTTACAGCATACGCAATTGAGCGTAATTTAATCAAAAACTTCTTTGTTGTTTAATTACTTTAAAATTTTGTATTTTTACAAAAAATTTATTATAGGTAACTATGGCTTCTATCTTTGACCGTTTTAAATCCTTACTTACTAAAAATTCACAACAAACAGCGCAAGAATATAATCGTGCTATTTATAACTGGTTAGGTGAAAGTGTAATTTGGAACTCTGAAAATGACGATACTTACATTAACGAGGGTTATAGAAAAAACGCAACTATATATTCTTTGATTAATATTATAACAAAAGCTGCTACGACAATTCCATTTCAAATCTATGAAATAGAAAACAAAGCTGACTATAAAAGATATAAGGCGATGACTAGCGGTTCTATTGACGCTAACATATTACATAAATCAGAAATACTAAAAAAACGTGCATTAGTAGAAATACAAGACACTGAATTACACATGTTAATGGATCGCCCAAATCCATCGCAATCATATAATTCATTTATTACTGAATTAATAGCATTTGGTAAATTAACAGGTAACAGATATATTTACGGTATTGCGCCAGAATCAGGTAACAATGCTGGTAAATATAAAGAAATGTATGTAATGCCATCGCAAATAATGGAAATTATTTCAGGCGGTATAATGCAACCTGTAAAAAAATATAAATTACAATACAATGGTAATTACGACATACCAGCTGAATTTATATGTCACATAAAAGATTTTAACCCATACTATGATGGGACAGGCACACATTTATATGGACAATCACCACTACGTGCTGGATTACGCTCATTAACCACTAATAATGAGGCAACACAAACAGGTGTAAAATATCTGCAAAACCAAACAGCACGTGGTGTACTTATGAGTGAAGAGGGTGATATTAATGAGGTGCAAGCGCAACAACTAAAAGATAAATTTCGTCAAGCGCATCAAGGATCAAATAATGCTGGTGATATTATTATAACACCAAAAAAATTAAGTTGGGTTAATTTTGGTTTAAATGCTGCTGACGTTTCACTTATAGAACAATACAACGCATCAATAAAAGATTTATGTAATATATATCACGTTCCAGTACAATTGTTAAACAATACAGAATCAAGCACTTACAATAATATGAAGGAAGCAAAAAAGGCATTATATCAAAATGCTGTTATTCCTGAATTATGTAAAATACGTGATGAATTAAATAGATGGTTAACACCAATGTATGGTGAAAAATTATGTATTGATTTTGATTTTAGTGTAATACCAGAATTACAGGAAGAAACTGATAAGATAGTAAATCAGATGTCACAGGCGTGGTGGTTAACGCCTAATGAAAAACGTACAGCAATGAATTATGGTGAAGATGAGGATAATGAAATAATGAATGATTATTATATACCCGCTAATTTAATTCCTGTCAACGAAATGTCTGAGATTAATAATCCAGAACAAATTGATGTAGATGTTAATGAAATATTAAACGAACCAGAGCCAGAACCTGAACTAGAGGAAAACAATAAAAAACAAATAATAGATTTGGAAGCTGAAAAAGATTTGTTTAAAACAAAGGAATTAGCTGAAAAACGTGCTGTTGAATTAGGCGGTAAGGGTAGTCATAAAATTGCTGGTTACTTTATGCCATTCAATACACATAAAGAATATGTTGACGCAAAGACAAAAAGATAATTGGCAAAAGGCATTTGAAAAACAAATGGATATTGCTGAACGCCAAAACATAAAAATTGTTAAGCGTTATTACAAAGCTGAATACAACAAAGGCATTCAATCATTCCTATCAATGAATGCAACTAACTACGAAAACACTTTTATTCCTTATGATCTAGTAAGAATTTATCGTGATTTATATGAAAATATAGGTTTACGATTTGCTAATTGGTATGCTAAAAATTTTGATAAATATTTAGTTAAAAGCGTAGATACAAATAAATTTCAAGATTTCTGGGCTGAAAAATTTAAATTTTTAGGTATGTCTATAGGTGCTAAACGTGTTACGTTAGTTTCTGGAACAGCAAAAAAAACACTAAGAAAAATATTAACTGGTTTTATGGCAGATGAGGAATTTATGATGTTAGGCGCAAATCAACAAGCTAGAGTTTTACGTAATACTTTTAACAGGTATTCTACAAATCAGGCAATTAGATTAGTAAGAACAGAGGCAACCGCAGCAGCTAATTTTGCAACTATGCAAAGCGCACAAACTATATTTCCAGGTTCACAAATGATGAAAGAATGGATTGCTAGTTTTGACGATAGAACAAGAGAGGCGCATGCAATAGCTGGTTCTGGTAATCCAATACCGCATGGTGAAGCATTTTTAGTTGGCGGTGATTTTATGCAATATCCTGGTGATCCAAGTGGTAGTGCTGAAAATGTTATTAATTGTAGGTGTAGTGTTGCGCCTATTCCTATAGAAAGCGCTGAAACTATTGCGGATATAGACGACATAGGTTTTGGGCTAGCTGGTCTAACAACATTTTAAAAAATTAAATTCGTATCTTTAATAAAATTTTTGTTATGGGTAATATTATATTTAAACAGTCACCAATTGGTGAATTATTAGATGCTGACGAATACGCTGGTATCGTAAAGGGTTATGGGTCATATTTTGGTAATAAAGATTCTGACAATGACATTATTATGAAAGGCGCATATAAAAAAACAATTGCTGAAAATGGTAGTAGGGTAAAATATTTATACCAACACAATATGATGCAACCGATTGGTAAAATGAAAGAGATGTACGAGGACGATAAAGGTCTTGTATTTGTTGCTGAAATTGCTAAAACGCAATTAGGTAAAGATGTAGTTGAATTAATGAAATCAGGTGTTTTAACAGAAAATTCTGTTGGTATTATGCCAATACAAAAAGAAAACAAAAATGGTTATAGGGAAATATCAGAGGTTAAGCTATATGAAATTAGCGCTGTTACCT